AACGGGAGCGGGGTAGGGGCGGCGGTGATCGAACCGGGAGCGAACCGGCGCCCGTCCCCGGTGCTCACGCCGATCGGGGCAAGCATCGCCCGGAACCTGGTACCCATGATCGCTAACCTCCTTGGTCAGTCCAGACTACGCCCCGCCGAGGAACTGGCGGTTGCTCATGTCGGTGAACTCCCCGGGCTCTACCAGGAGCATCGTGCAACGACAATTCTTGATCGTGATACCATTGGCGATGTACCATCCTGCCCCGGTATCCAGATTGAAGACGTGTCCATGAAACGCATAGCGCTCGACCTTGACGATCTCCGCCAACGTTACGAACAAGGGCACAGTGTCCTGAAGATGGCCAGAGATTTGAACGTTAGCCGCCCAGTCATCCAGCGGCGTTTGGCCTCCCTGGGCCTGCCGATCCGAGATGCCAGCGAGGCCAGCCGCCTCCGGATGGCCAACTTGACGGTCCGGGAGCGCCGTAAGTTGACTTCCGCCGCTAACGCGGCCCGACGTACCCGGATCAAGTTTGAAGGTGAGGCCCGGAGACCGGACCGCGCCCAAGCCACGGTTAACAGCGCGAGAAGTCGTACGCGCCTTGTCGGCAAGGGTGAGCCCGAACTGGTAGACCTCTTGATCGCTCGCGGGCTGCCCGTTGAATGCCAGGTCCCCGTATACGGGTACAACCTCGACATTGCCGTTTGGCCTGTCGCCGTGGAGGTCTGGTGGGGTGAGGGGTATCCGTTGCGGCATAGCCGTCAAGCTCGCCGCATGATGGACATCGCCGATCTCGGGTGGTCTACGATCTTCGTTTGGTTGTCCCGCAAACTGCCCGAGAGGGGTAGCGCGGACGCAGTGGTCGCCTTCTTGGAGGAGATGAGCGGGGACCCAAGCCCCATCCCCCCTCAGTACCGGGTGGTTCGGGGTAATGGTGAGATGGTCGCCTCCGGCAAGGTGGATCGTGACCATCTCGCCCTCGTACCAACGTCGGAAGATGGCACGTATTGACGGGTACTGAACCCGAGTCTGCCAAGGAACGCACTGGATCACCTCCTGGGCCGGCCCGTTCGGGTCCCCGGGGAACTCCAGCGCGAACCCGCCCACCTCAAACGGTTCCCCGACCGGGACCCGCTGGCCATCGGCGGCCCGGTGGCTGGGCCGGGTCCTGGAGTCGGTGGTAGCCAGCCAGACCTTCTCGAACTCGTCCCCGGTCTCTTCGGCCACGACCCGGAAGGCGTCATACCTCCCGGCGTTCAGCGCGCCGATCGCCTCGGTCCGGGCCACCACGGTGGCGCGGTTGGGCCATCGTTCACTGGCCGTGGTTGACAGAACGTTGTCAACCCGGTCCGCTATCTCGGGAATGCCCTCCCCCAGGTTCACCCCCTGGGCAACCTGTCCGGCAACCAGGTCGTAAACCTCATCGGGAATCCGGACCAACCGGTTCCGGACCTCGGCCAGGTAGGCCGAGGCGAACGGGCGTTGATCCCACGGGAAACCTTCCCCGAGCAACCGGGCGTATCCCGAGGCCATAGCTGGCCGGACCGCACCCTGGACCACCTGGTCCACGGCGACGGCCCAGGCAGGTTGGCGCGCCCAGATCACGTCAAGGTCCGGACGCTGGCCCCGGAGCACGCGGCGGGCGGTCTCCACCAGCCAGCCGGCCAAGGCGGCCCAGAAGGAGCGCCGGATCAAGCGCTCAGCGGCCCCAGCGTTGATCCTGGCGTCCAGCCGGGCCGGGAGCCACGGGTCCCGACCATCCCCATCCCAGACCGGTTGAGTCACGCTGGCGCCCCTACCAGATCGGGTTCCAGGCCTCGGCCCCGGTTGGCGATGGACAGCGCGGCGTACAACAGGTCATCGTGGTGGGCCATCCCCCGGGTCAACAGCTCGAACACGTACCCACGCAGCAACCGGCCGAGATCTTCAGCGTCCACCCCCAGGTCTCGGGCCACCTCGGGAAGGTGGTCCCAGGCCCCCTCGGTGACCTTGACAGCCTTGTCCGGGGTGATCGGACCCACCCGGACGTGCAGCTCGTGACGAGGGACCCCGGCCCAGCGGCCCCGGCGCTCAGCCGGGGTGGTCAGCCGGCCCCCGGCCAGCTCCAACGCTCGAAGGACAATCAGCTTCGAGGCGGCGTTGAACACGTGCTGGGGGCTCGGTGGTGGGGTGGGCCGGGCGGTCATAGCGATCTCGGCTATCCGGTCGTTCAGACGGGCCTCGATGGCACGCGCTGACCGTCGGTCCAGCGCGGCGGTCAGCGCTCGATTCGAGCCAGGCTCGGGCTCCTCCTCGGATGGGCCGTCGTCCAGGGTGTCCGGGATATCGTCCCCAGTCTCCTCATCCTCCTCGCCTGGAGCGATTCCGGGCCGGCGGCCCGATACCGGGATGGCAGACAGACCGGAGATCCCGAGGACGGCCTGAACCCCCGGGTCAGATAGGAGGGATGGCGCTTGCGCTACGGCCCGGAGGACGATCATCCGGGCGCGTTCCTCCTTGCTGGGCATCTGGTCCAGGCTGAAGGCGCCGGCCTTCACGGCCTCCTCATCGGAGATCAGGAAACGCTCGTGGAGGCGGAGCGCTTCATCGAGTCGGTTCGGACGGGCAGCCAACGGCGCCACGTCGAAGCTGAAGGCGTACCGGTCCGGGTCAGTGACCCCCATCTTGGTCAGCGCCGGGCGGAGGAACCCTCGGGTCAACGCATCGGCGATGTACGCCAGGTAGGGCCTGATCCGCTTGATGCCTTCCTCGGAGATCGCCCAAGCAGTGTTACCGGTGTACTCCGTCCAACCACCGGGCTCCCGGGCTAGCCAAGTCCCGGTTTCGGTGACTGGGCACCACACTTCACCGGTATACCGGGTTTCGCGCACCCCCATCACTACGGCCGTGGGAATCGATCCGATAGACAGGCCATGCATCGTCCCGGCCTTGAACCCGCTCGACTCGCGAGTGAACCGGCGCACCGGTCGACCGGACAAGATCGCTGCGTACTCGACAGCGTCCAGCCGCGCTGCCTCCCGCTGGAGCAAGGTCCGGCCGCGCTCACCGTCCGAGTCCATCCACGCAGCCAGGAAAGTCTCCCGCTGCGCGCTGGTCAGCTTGTCCACGAACGAGCGGGGAATGACCTTGGCCTTCCCCGGGACCAGGCCAAGCAACACGTCGCGAGCCGCCGAATTGAGAACCGCGACCAACATGCCACGCTCCTGGCGCTCCATGCGCCAGGCTGGACCTGTCCCCGGAAGCATGGACTCACGGGGGGTCCGAACACACCGGTAAGCGCGGCCACCATCCGAGCGGTGGCACCCGGGTTCCTGCGCCAGCTCTTAGCAATCCGGATCTGGCCTGGTCGATGTTCAGTGCCGGTGAGTGTGCCATCGGCGGAGTACCAGGCGACCAGGCGAACCAGGTCGTCCGAGAAAACGGGTGTTTCGGGGGCGGGGGCAACCGCCCCCCGGGTCAACACGTCACCCGGCCGGAGCTGGAAGCCACGGACCATCAGCCGCTGCCCATCGCGGATGATCGGGTAGCGGTGGTCCGGAGTGCCTGTCACCTCGAATCGCTTGCCACCATGACCACTGGACAGCTCAACAGTGAGCATCGGTTCGTTGACTACCGGTGCCCGGTAGAGGTCCAGCACCGGGGACCACCGGGCTGCGCCGGTCTCATGGTCCAAGGTGAGCACGGTGTCACCCACCTGGATATCCGAGCGCCACCCGTCCGGCGTCAAGGCCTGAGTCTCACCGGGCTTGCACCAGTGGTTCGCCGTGGACATCCCGATCAGGATCTCGTTGGGGATCTCGAAGGCCGAGGCCACGCGCCCGATCGCCTTCTCCTTCATCGGGGTGATCTCGCTGGACAACTCGGACCAGAACGTAATGGGCCGGAGCTTGTCCAGGTGTTCGATCATCTGGTCCGGGATGGTAGCCATCATCGGGACCACCGAGCTGGCCTGGCCCTGGTTACGCATCGAGGTAGCAGCGGCCCGCTGAAGGTATGCCATGAACCCGGCCAGGCCCTCCGGGTCTTCCTCACCACGGGGGAAATCGATCCCCTCGGGCAGGAACCACACCCCGGCGCCGGTCAGCCGACTATCCAGCTCGGCAAACTCCCGCTTGGTCAGAAGCTCGATCTCCCGAAGCGGCACGATGGCGGCCCGGGTGGGGGAGTCAGCCTGATCCACATCATTGGGGTGGGGGCGCCAGCACCGGATCAGCACGTCCGTCCCGTCACGTAGCTGGAGTTCATCCCCTCCCCGGGTCTTGGGCCGGCGCACGATCACGTCATTACCCTGGCGCTTGAAGGCGGCCCCGGTGACCACGAACCAGGAGCCTTCGGCGTTCTCGGGGTCTTCGGCGGCCCCCTCGCCGACGATCCAGCACTCCCCACCCACGGCCAGGTCCACCCCGGCCAGCCGGAGGTTGTCATCACGTTGGGCGCCGGTCCCGAGCGGCACAGCGGCCAGGCGCGCGATGCGCGGATCGGCGACCTCCCCGGTCTCCTCCCCGGTCTCGCCCACCTCGGTGACGAACAGCCGGGCCTGGGACACCGAGTCCCCGATCCAGTTGGCCAGAAACCGGTGCTCGGGGACGATGTCGTACAAACGCCAGGCTTCGACCTGCCAGTCTCTGTTCCCGAACTTCCAGGTCTTCCAGGAGCTGGCCTGGTCCAGAGGGACCACAGCGGTAGCGCTGGACAGGGAGCGGCGGCGGCCCTCGTCCTTGATCCGGGGGCGCTTCAGGGCCACGGCTTACCTCCCCATGTTCGAGATCATCCCGGCCACCTGGGCCAGCGCCAGCGCCAGGGCTGGAACCAACAGGACCGGGTGGTCCCCCCAGAACCAGACCAGGGGGGCGGCGGCCATCGAGACCCACACCCCGGTACACCACGGACAGGTGATCAGCTTGGCCAGGAACGCTCCGAGCGTGCGCGGCCGATCGTCCAGCCAATCGATGGCGCGGTCCCGGAGGTCCTCGGTGATCGTGTCCAGGGTCACCAGGCCGGTTACACGGGCCACGGCCAGGGCGTAGACCACCAGGATCACTGGGTCAAGCATGACACCCAGGGTACGGGATGGGTGGCACTTCAAGCACGATGGCCAGGGGACCGGAAGGAGGTCCCCCCGGTCCCCTGGCGGCGGTCACTCCCGACAGGTCCTCGTACTCGGGTTGACGTAGCGGGCCGGCCAGCACTCGGCCACCCGGTGGTGAACCGGCTCCATGTCCGGGAAGCCCACCGGCCGGAGCGTGAGGAGGTCCCCCTCCCGGGCCAGGACCGCGTACTCGGTGTCCGGGGTCGGCCAGCCCCCATCGATCAGCCGGACCGTGTGGTCCCCCTCGGGCCGGCCGTACTGGACCTCCTTCGGCCGTGGTTGCGGGTCAAAGTTGGCGAACAGGTCCCGGAGGTACTGGGGACAGAAGAACCGGCCCCCGAAAGATTTCGATTCATAGCCCATCCAGAAGTTCCGGCCGTGCGCAGCACAGGAGCGCAACGCGGCCGCGCGGGCCGGGGTGTCATACGGCATGATCCCTTCCTTCCCGGGCGGGGTGGGTCCCCCCGCTCCGTCTCTAACTATACAGGCGTGACGGTTAAGTGTCAACCCCGGGACCGGGTGGAACCGCCGGTCTCCGAGATGGCTCATCGCCTCCCCTTCCCACGCGGCCGGCGGCCCACGTGCCCAACGTGCCACCCCAGGCACTGGTCACAGCGGTACGTGTTGGTGTCGGTCATCCGGGCCTTGCCGGCCCGGACCAGTTGCCGGCGCTGGCGCTCGGCTGAGTCGCGCGCATCGTGACGGCGCTTGCCGGCGCAACGGCGCATGTACCCGGCACTCATCGCTTCCACGCTCGCATGTGCGCGGCCTCAGCCTTCTTGATGGCCTTGTCCAGCGCGTCCACCACCTGGGTCACGGTCAGGTCCGCTGGCCCCCGGCCGGCCCGGTACGCATCTACGAAGTCCTGGACCACCTGAAGAAACCCGAGCAACGCCACCCGGCCGGCCTCCTCGGCCCTGGCGCTCTGGTCAGCGGCCCTGAGCTGACGGCCAAGCTCCGCGATCTCCTGGCCGTGGTGCTCGCACGACTCCGAGCGCGCCATGGCGTCCCGGACCAGGTGGTCCCTGTCCACCTGGACATGGGCCACCTGGCGCCGTAGGCGCTCGATCTCCTGGGCCATGTCAATGACCTCGGGCATCAGCGCGGGAGCTTCCCGGACAATCCGGCGCGCCGATTCGCGCACCGACAGGGGCAGAACCGTAAGCGTGCTGTGTGGCCCGTCGTACAGTTCATCCCGGGGGTCCAGGTGGCGCCCGGCCAGGTGAGTCTCCCGACCGGCGCACGCGGTCCGCTGGCATGGTTGGTCCGGCCCGTATCGGTTCATCGTCACCGTCCTTATCGTTCTGGGGAGGCTGGCGGTTGGGACCGCCAGCCACTCCCGTTCCTTGCAGTTCGACTCATCGAGCAACTTCCGAGCGACTACGTACCGGCGAGCGCCCAGTACCGCCCCGACCGGTTCCGGGGGCCGGCATTCCAGCGCCGCTTCAGGTCCCGCTGGCGGGAGGTGTACCGGCGACTCATCGCATGATCCAGCGGATCGCGTCCATCACGGTGCGGAACCGGCCCAGAAACTCCAGGGGAAGCTCCCCGTCGAAGTCCCAGCACGCGATGTAGGGGCGCTCGCGGTCCTGGGTGCTGGGTTCGTATCGGACGTAGCCGAAGGTGTCCCCGCTGACCGGGTGGATCACCTTGATCTCACCCCACCCGGTCTCCGAGTAACGGATGCGCGCCAGGACGCGCTCGGAGTGCAACAATCCGCTGGCGGTTCCGATCGGGGTGGTCTCCCACAGGTCCGCGTAGTCGGCCCGGCCGTCCAGCACCGCCGCGATTTTCGCGCCGTTGCCCTGGGCCTGGGTCTTGGCTCCGGTCTTCTTTGCGGCCATCGTGATGATCCTTCCTGGTTCGGTCTCGCTTACCCGTCCATCTTAACAGTCATGCCGGTAAGGTGTCAAGCGGAAGGCCCGGCCACCTTCCGGGAGCCCGGGGCCTTCGAACGGGGGAGGGGGTCAGGGGCAGTGGACGG